GGGGGCGTAAGACTTGCTCGCAAGCATTCCCCGATGAAGTCGGAATCCCACAAGTCTTTAGCTTGTGGGTAGTTCAAGTGTCCTCACTAACAATCTAATTTTCAACAAGCACTCTTTGGGCCGAGAATGCACAAATTGCAGAATTATGAATGCAGATTACAAAACTGTGTTAATCGAAAGTTTGAAGAGTTTCGATGCTAAAACGGAGTCTAATGTTGAAAAAGCCGTTTCTCTCGTTGCAGAATCAATTGCAATGGCTTACACAAAAGCAGACTTGGCTATTCAAGAAAAGACTTTCTTAGAAACATTGAAAAGGATTCAAGAATGCCCCAATGTCCTTAATTTGGAGAAAACTAGTGAGATGAATACATCTACTATTCTTGAAGCTATTCTATCATATTTTAAACGATATGAGTTTGGAATAGCGCAAATGCAAGAAATCATAAATGGTATCAAAGCTTAAATCGTATGATGTCTGTTGTTATTATCCTAATAATCGTGATAGCAATCTTCTTAATAAGAAAGCTATCATGGGTCTGGATATATAGAATAGCCTTCTATATCAGCAGACAGAATGGAATGCCAGGCTCCCCATTTGCAGTGTACAGTCTATTGATGCTGTTGAAATCCGCTTTTAAGAAAGGGTAAATAACTGTTAAATAAAATTTCAAGAAAATCTACAAAAAATTATTCGTTTTTATGACGAATTTTTTGTATTTTTGCAAAGTTAATGATATTTATATATGTGGAGAGCATCATGATAGGGATTTGAATGACGCAATGAATATTCTTTTAGAAGGTGAAAGAATAATAGGTAGCCGTACTGCCGAATTTACGCTTGTGGACTATCCAACTATGGATGACCGTTACTAAAGCAACCTAAAAAGTAGTGATAGGATGAAACAAGAAATAAAAACTAAGTAAAATCATAATTTTTCTTAGAATTTTATATACGGTTGAAGAAAGAGACGTACAAAAATATCAAGAACTGGAACATTGTGCATGAGATTGCCAATCGTTACCATTGCAGTTTCTTGTTGTACGACCATGAGTTCTCTTTCACCGTCATAGCCGACTCTCTTTCCAACTTGGATTTCGAGGATTTGGATATGGAGGGGATAGAAGAACTCAATCAAAGGTAAAACATTGCGATATCTCTATAAAACGTCCGATTACCAAAAGTTTTCGGACGTTTTTATGACTTAATGCATGATTGTACACATAAAATTTGGCCTTTGCTATACATCATATTGATTATGAACAACAAACAGCAAAACATAGATAATATGAAAGATGCTTTTAACAGCATTGATGGTACAGAAGCTAATTCGTCTTACAACGATAACGAGCTTACATTAGAGGAAGTAGAGATACTTTTTAGAAAGAAGTGTTTGGAATTTCAGCAAGAACATCAAAAGAAACAACCCGATAAAGATCGGTTAAACACATTGAATGGAGAGTTGACATTTTTGAAACAAAAAATCAACTTAATGGATGTAGGTAAGAAACAAAAATCATAATGTGTTATTTTCTGATATGCCAATTCTTTTCTTGACAACTGGATAAATTTTATTATCGAAAATTTGAAACGTGTCATCAATAGACATATTGTCAGGTCTTATAAAAATCCATCGACAAAAAGCATAATATTGGATATTGTTCCCGAATTCTGGGATTTCACCATAGTTACTTATAACATAGTTCACTATATCATCTATAATTTCTTCTTTCATAAGCCGTTTTATTTATAAATATCGGCATACGGTATTTTATCCAACATTTTTTACATCTGCATATCGAAAGATTCCAATAGAGCGTTTGAACATCATTCTGAATCTATCGCTTTCGGACTGTTCTCTTGAATTGTAGCGGAACACCGCTTCATCCACATAATTCATAAATACTGGGTAATCTGGTATATCATTCCCTTTTTTATTATTAATATTTCTGTTGCAAAGATACAAATAAAAATGGAAATTACCAAGAAAAAACCTCTTTAATTTCACTCCAACCATTTTAATTTTTGATATGCATATATTTTAATAATGATAAAATATTACTAATAATAGTATGGAACAAAAATAAAAGGGTTGCAAAATACAACCCTTTTATTTTGATTATATCTGTAACTAATTGATAATTAGCGTAATTCGTTAATATTCCAATAAGTTAAACCGTCTACTTTTATTGCACCGTAGTATTTATTGTTTACAAGCTTCTTGGCATAACGTGTCACAATTCCCTTTACAGGAGCAAAGTTAAATGGATTATACATTGTTGGTGTTAAAGCCATAGGTACATAGGGTGCGTAAATGTAACCAGTATCAAGTAACGAAGTACCGTGGTGTCCCATAATCAAGCTCCAATGAGGTGCGTATGGGTCAACAATCACTTGATAACGTCCTTGAAGTGCGCCAATTTTTTCAATACCCATATTGTACTGCATACTTTCTGCACTTGCATCTGTTACGTGGAAATATTCCAAGTCATTCAATACTGCGGAAATTTCAGCAGAAACCACGATGAATGAAGCACCGCCACGAAGCGTAGATTTTTGGATTTGAGCAGAAATCTTATTGATTTGTGTCATAAGAGTCTGGTTCCAGTCTTTCTGTGTATACACAGTAGAAGGAGTACCAATTCTTTGCCATCCGTTGTAATCCCAACGTAATTGCCAAGCAGCGGCCTTACGAATATCTCTTAAAATTTCACGGTCAATCTCGGCAGCAATCTGTTCAGAGAGAATTGCAGTCAATTCTGCTTCTGCATCTATATTATGGAAAGCACTCACATCCTGTGCAAGTTCAGGAGACCAAGTAGCACGAAGCTTTCTTTCCTCAACCGATACAGATACGGAAGTAAGTTGGAACGAAACTTCACCCATATCAGTTTCCAATTCAAGGCTATCATACTGTGCCCAAGCAATTTTGAACAAATCATCAGGCTGTTTGTCAGCTAATTGTGCAGGGTCTACACCAATATAACCTAACATTGTCTGACCTTGTTTTTTAGCAGGTTTTGTCAAATCAAGTTCAATATAAAGCTTACCATTAGCATCACAAATGTTCTGATAATCTACCATTTGTGTACCATACTTCTGTGTCATAACACGGAAAGGAATTGATTCATTAGCAGCAAATGAAGTGAAATCATCACCGCCGTCAATAGCTTCCTTAGTAATAACTTTCAATGAAGCAAGGAAAGCTTCAGTATCCATTTCATTACCATCTGGGCCAGTCAAACGACCTGCATTGTAAGAACTGAAACCAGTTACTTCAAGCAGTAACGAACTAATAGAACCGTTAGAATCTGTAGGATAATCATCCAAATCGGCAGCTACATAATCACCGTTAGGTGCAAGCATAACCACTGTTGAATTCCCAACACGGATAGTAACTTTACCTTTTGAATTATCAAATAAGAAGTCATTATAGAACAAATCATAAAGAGATTTCTTCATGTATTTTGTGACTTCAGGTTTCTGTACCATTGTGCCAGTACCATCATCTTCCCAAGCAGGTTTTACAACCTCATCAGGCAAGTAATACTGATTCTTGGTTTCCCAAGTTCTTTCATCATTGGCATCAAATGCCTGACCATTGTAGAAACGGTTTTGAGCTTTATAACCCATCAAGCCTACATGCTTACCAGTATCACCATCAGAAATCTGACCATCTTCTGCATAAGTCCATTCTCTTTCAGATGTTACGGGTTTAATGAAGAACAATTTACCGATAGGTAAGTTCATAGCTTGTACTGATACAATGTCATTAGCAAGCAATTTAGAGAATACACGTCTGATAAGAGGGAATACAACTGTTTCAAACGAACCAGAGTTATCAGAACCAGTAGCTTCATAGATAAGGTGCTTTGCGTTGTTTTCATAAAGGGTGGCAATTGTTTCCTTTACATGTCCTTGTAGACCTTCCAACAGATGAAGCTTTTCCCATCTTTCCTGTATATCTTGTCTAATTTTTTTCTGTGCATTAAGTTCAATTGAACCAACTGCTCCACTATTTAATAGTTCTCGCATATGTAATAATCTTTAATTGTTAAAATTATTATTTAATTATAAATATCTACTAGAATTGAATAATTTATTTTTTCTTGGTATTTTTGTCCAAAGCATCCAATCTAGCCATGAGTGATATTGTTTCTTGCAAATCTTCAGACTGATACATTTTTGTTTCAACAACAGGTTTTGTTGCATTATTAGTCTTAGATTCAGACAATTGCTTATCAAGCAAATTATTAATTTTGGCGACTCTATCAGGATTTTTCAACTCAGTGTCAATAGCAGTGAATGTATCTTTTGCTTCCTGCAATGTTCTTACATTGTTGAACTTATTAATAATACTCATTTTTTCTTCTTTTGAAGTTGAGTTCTCTGTTACAAGTTTGATGATTCTACTTAAGTTGTAATTAGCAACGATAGCTTCATTAATCTTGTTCTTAAGTTCTTCAACAATGCCTTTTAACTGTTTGTTTTCAGCAAAAATTTGATTTGCTTGACGCTTGATAGATTCCATTTGTTCACCACTGTAACGAGGTTTTTGCGTACTTGTATATTCTCCACCTTTGCTTTGATTTCTTGCAGCACGTCCATTAGAATTGGGAACGTGTGATTTTGCAGTAGAATTCTGATTGGCAAATCCTCCTACATTTGTAGCTTCTTCAACATTATCATCATCAAGTTCAATCTCAAACTCATCACCTTCATTTACGTTTTCTTCAAACGGATCCATTTCATTACCTGCTTTGCCGTAAGGCTTTTCAGTTCCAATGGGAACTCCGCCATCCATAGAATAGGTTTCGCTTGATTTTGCAGGCTCATTATTTGATGGTGTTGTCATAGCAGTCTTTTTCTGATAATCAGTTGTATAACCAGTTTCCTCATTTACTTTTCCGCACCCCTCATCGCAAGTGCAATTCTCTTTGTCTTTACCACAACTAGGACATTTGTCATCAGACTCATTGCAACCTTCACCACATTGGCTTTCATCTGTGGCAGTCGCAGAAACATCAACGGAATCGCTACCGTTGTCAGCGGTATCCACATTAACAACATATTGCTTATCCGTGTCATCATCATTGATAACAATTGTGCCTTGTGCATCATCTTTGAATACTCTTACACTATTAGCAGGGTCTTGTGCGACAAGTTTAAGAACTTTAACAACATTATCCTTATCCATATTACGCAAGTCAAATTCACCCGTTTCATCCTTGTATTGTTCAAGGTCTCCCCACATATCATCGGTTTCATCTCCACCGTCTTCTAATTCACTTGTAGTTTCAACATCGTCTTCAACAGCAGGTAAATCATCACCAGTTTCGTCACCAGACGTTGCAGAATCATCAGTGCTTTCCTTGTCATTGTCGGGGGTAGGGACATCATTGACTTCTTCCTCTTCGTATGAATCATCATCTTCATCAGCTTCTGAGATAAGTTTGCGAAGGTTTTTGTTAACCTCTTCGCTTACAATATCTTTCAAACTCTCGTTAGCCATTTCATCTAGCTTTTTCTTCAAAGTATCTTTTTCACTAACAAGATTTTTAATATATTCACTTCTTATTTTATTATCCATTAGAAAATATATTTTCTGTTAATTATTTAATTATAAATATTTTTCAGATTTAGAATGTATGCTCATTCCATATAAATAAATATGGTTTTAAACACAATAATTAATTATAATTTGCTACTGAAAATAATAATAGACATATCAAGATATAAAAATAGTCCGTAAACAAGTAATACACACTCACTTACGGACTAAATATATAATTGAATATTTCTAATTTTTACAGCATTAATATTTTTTCTATTATATCAAGTTTAGTGTTTTCATATAATGTAGACTTGCCTTTTTTTGTCTCATCATTCTCCATATATTGTTGCAATTCTTGGCGATTTGATTTAATATTTGCTCCAGGGGTACTTGGTTCTATCACCACATCCCAACAGACTATTTCATAATCTTCACCAACAACAAAAGTTCCAAATTTTTGTTCAACACTTCCAACTCCACGAGATGAAACGCCAATTAGATAACCAGACAATAACATATTTGCGACTAAATCTCCACTTGTAGAACAAACCCCATATTTAATATATCCTGGTGATAGATGTAGTTCCATCTCACCTATTAATGTATGACCTTGCCATTCTAAGCTTAAAATATTATGAGCTATGTCATGTCCTGAAAGTGCGGAACTAGAAGGATGGTCTAGGCTACCTAATGCATTATGATTCAATATTTTATCTTGGTATTTTTCAACTTCTCTTTTCAAAACATCTTCTGGATATATACGTCCATTAGCATTTTTGATGCCATATTTTTGGAATACAGCCGACACAACAAAGTGTTCTGGAATTACAAATTTATGATTATTATTTATATCTTCATGTATCTGTTTAATTATATCCGTATCCCTGTTAATATGACCATCATGCTCAATAAGTAAACCTGTACCAGTTTGCCCTTTCTTTACTTCTGTAAGCTGTTCAAAATTAACATTATTCATATTTCAATCTACTATTTTACAATAAATAGCATAAATATTTGATTAACTGTAAAACATATTACTTTTTTCTAATAAGTTGGACAAATTATTATTAAATGCATTTACCAATGAAGAAATTTCACATTCATAGTCTGAAATATTTTTTAATATAGAAGGTTTAACATACACATCATATTTAAGAAATGACTTTTTATTGTATGTCATGCCATTTCCGTTTGTATCAAAATGACAGATGTAATTGTTCCCAAATGATTTATTATCAACAATTAATTTTTTTACAGTCCTATTAAATTCATCTTTTATTCCAAGAATATCCTTTGAATAATCAGATTTCTTTGTTTTTGGAATTATTTTTGTTTTAGCTCTTATATAAATAACTTCTGGAATTTCTTTATTTAAAGAACCATATCTGACTGTGTATTTATCAGTATTTTGTAGTTTTATTTCTTTCTTACTTCTCTTGTTCATTTAATAATTAAACATATTAAGTATATTATATATACAATGCAAATATACAACTTTTAACACAAATAACAAAATGAAACATATATTATTAAATCGTTTTGCTAAATAATACATGTTTCATTTATGTGTAATTGATATTATCGGTTATTCTTAATTTATTGCGTTTTTAATTTGATATAGCTTGATAATATTATCGATCCCGTCTTCCTCTTTATATTTCATTTCATCTACTTGTTTCATAATATTTCCCCATCTGTTTTTCTCATCTTCTGTATTTGAATTGGAGAAGGATTCATATAAACAACCTGATACCTCCTTTTTAATTCCGTTGAAAGCATCTTCTGTGTTGTTTCCATATTTAGCCATATTTTCAATCAAATTACGTTCATTTTCATTCAAACTCTCGTACATTTCTTGAGACCTAGAAACAGCAAAATGAAACATATTATCAATATCTGTTTTATTTGAAGCACCTTTTTCGGTATGTTCTTTAAGATAGTTGACTATCACACCTTTGCAAGCTAAACACTCATTCAGGTTATTTAATGCTTTTTTATGTGTTAAAATATATTCAATGGCTTCATATAATCTTGCATCATCATCTGAAACAACCACTAATTCATATCCTTTGTATTTGTGAATTATATCAATAAGTTTCTGGTTATTTTCGCTAATTTCTTTTTTAGAAAACACAGGGGTTTGTTCCAATATTGAATTCAGATATTCAGTAGCGTCAACATTTTCATTGACAGACTTTAAAGCGTTATAAACATCAAATTGTTTTTTTAACACCTTGTTTTCTGAAATTAATTTCTTAATTTCATTAATCGCCTTTGCCTTTTTCTTATTCATAAACCATTTAGGAACATTGGCTTCAATAATATTATAAGTCAGCCCAAAGTTTTTATTTTCTCCATAAATCATTTCCTGACTACTTGCTTGCATATTGATATATTTCTCTGCCATATCATACAGTTCATTTGCCTGTTGTCTTTCTTTGTCAGCAGCATCTATATTACCTTCTGCATATTTCTTTAATGCACCTTGCATCAAAGTGTTCGCCCTTGTATATAAATCGTGTATATTGTTATCCATTGTTTTTACAGTCTAATACTTTATAAATAAATATCTTTCAGTCTTTCTTCTTTGTAAATTCGTTTAATTGTTTCTGTAATGAATCCAATTCCTCGTTGATTAAGAAATTTTTATTAAGAATAGGTATTCTTTCTACATTGTCTTTTTTTTCTTTTTCAATCCTTTCTTCATTAATCTTCTTTTTTAATAACTCTGTGTAATGTTTTTCTCGTCTTTGTAAATCAAGGGAAATTTTCTTCTGCTTCCGTAATGTTTCAGTAAGAAGTTTCTTCATATATCTACTTCCAAGATTTTCATTTGCCTGTTCAGGTTGTTCACCCTCCACACCTCCATTATCTTCATTGGCTGCATTTTCAATATCCATTTCTCCTTCTTGGCCGTTATCCATTTCTTCACCACCCATATCTTCTTCACTAAAATCAACATCACCGCCGCCAATAGCAGCACCAGCAGAGCTACTTCCACCTCCCATTACACTACCATCGTCTGCGCCTTCTTCGGGAGTATCACTATACTCTGCCCCTGCTTCGCCATATACATTATCAACTGGATCAAATATACCTGTTCTTTTAATAATTTGGAATGTCTTTTTCAATTCGCCTGCAAGTGCATTTTCAAGACGTAATTCTTCAAGGTTATCTGCAATCTCTTTATCAGACCATTTAAGGATTGTTTTCCAAGCTCTTGTTACAGACATTAAAGGAATACCATTACCACCATCAGTAATAGCATCTTTCGCTGTTGTTATTTTCTTCGCAAGATTTTCAATTTCCAACATTTCTGCCTGAGATGACGGGTTGTTCATTGTAATTGTAAAATTAGATAACTCATCAGTTAAACCTAATAAAATTAAATGCACAATAGCAACCTTATTCAACTCCATAATTAATGCTTGTTGTATTCTATTCACAGTTTTAGAGAAACGTACATCCAACAACGAAAGATTTTTACCATCGCCTTGTGCTTCTTCAAAATTCAAGAATGACTTTGGCACACGTAATGCTGTAAATACTTTATTTTGAATGAATTTAATATCATCAATAGCATTTAAATTTTGCGCAGCAGGTAATGTTTCGATAGGATTAGGGGCATCATCAGATCTTACAGGTATAAAAAAATCTTCCAAATTACAGTTACTTACAAAACACCCACTATCATTCCATTCACCATTTTGTGTAAATGTTCTCAAGGCAAAATTATGTCTATCTTCCTCATTGTTTAATCCTACAACAGTCATACAATAAACATCATCACCGTTAACATATTCAATGTGTTTTATTTTATGATTTTTCTTTATACTATCAATATATTCTGTAATTGTATTAAATCCTTGTTCATGAATTCTGCTCTCTAACACTTCACGGGATATTCTATGAAGTTTATGTAATCTTTTATTAGTGTTTATTTCTAATAAATGTTCTATAAGATAAGAATTTATATATTCTAACATTGTATTTCTATTATATATTATCTTATCCAATATTGCCTCACGTAGTTTATCCCACATAAAGTCATCAAAAGCAACAGTCATACGCCTCTTTGCCTGTACTGCATTACCATTTTTCCAAAACTCAATTTTATTTCTACGTCTAATTTCATCATGCTGTTTATGCAGTTCAGAATGATTATATGGTTGCATGGCTAAATAAGATTTTCGTCTTATATTTAACTCTCTATGCATTGATTTATGTTCGAAATAGTCACACCATAATAAATTAGATGGTGTATTATCATATTTGTTAAAATTAATATGATGAACGGTATTATATTTTTCATTAGATTTGATTACTTCTCGTGCTATCAATCTGTGTGTATACTCATATTTACCATTATGCGGATTATATGTTTTTTCATAACGTTCCATACGTTTTAAATATGATTTATTACATTCTCTATAAAATGGCATCACAGATTCACCTTCACATACCTTATCTGCTCTTTTCTTAGTACCATCTCGCATTATAATTTCATGTTCTGGTGCCATTACCATATATGAATTATCATCCAAAATAATTTTCACCATTTTTTTAGCTGTATAATTTTTACCACACCAAATAACTTTACCTGGTACTATTTGAAGAGTTTTATCTTGGATTGAATAGACATAATTTGTTTTGCCGTTCTCATATTCTTTTGCTAATTCTTCAATGGTAATTGTTCTCCCATCAAGTAATGGAATAGGCGTATTTTTCCACACTGGTAGCACATTTTTTCTCAAATCAATCTGTCCAGTCATAGGGTCAATAATTGGTGTACGTTTAAATTCATTTGCAATTTGTTGCACATAAGCAGGTACATCTTGTTCGTCAATTGCACCTACATTTATTTTAAATACACGTCTTTCAACTGAACGTTCTAGACGATAAAGCAACATACTATCCTCCATCATTGACAATAAACGGAAATGTCTTCTTGCTTTTTGTAAAAACGAACATCCATACGGAAGAAATATTGAATTATAAAGCAGTCTAAAATGTGCAATTTGCCAATCTTGATAAGGTATATATTCATTTGTACCAACCCATACGAATTTGGTTGAATTCTGCATATATGGATTTACATTACTTAATTGTGTATAAGCACTTGCATATGGGTTTTCCATGCCATTTTCATACCTTTCAATCTCATAAACAGGTAACTCTTTCCATCCAGTTATACCATTTTTATCGTCAATATTAAGCAATAAAAAATCATTACCGTATTTACACATACTTCTGCATATCATAGGAAGCATTACATTAATAGAAAGCCTGTTTACGAATAAATCCTGCAATATTGCCTTTACACGTTCAGAACCAGAAGTAATATTGATTACGCATCCACTATCACCAATATAATTACACTCTTCCGTAACAATATCCAAAGCAGTACCAATTTCGGGAAATAAATCCATTAAATCAGCCTCACGATAACACAATTTAATTTCATTTAAACTTGCAAGAGAACGGTTAGTTATATCATATTGCGCACGTTTCCATTGCCTTGCTAAAAGATGTTGCTGTCTTGCTTGTAGGGCAGCAGTATCATATTCATCTTTATCTTTTGTTTTAATAATAATATCATCAGGATTTGTTCTTTGAACATTGTAATTGTTCACAATAGCTCCATTTCCTGAAAACATACTATTGATACGTTGAAATATAGTAGGTTTTTTTGCCATTATCTTAAAATTAGTCTATAATACTATAAATATAATGGTTTGGAAGAGATTAATCAATCAAACTATATATTAAACACTATTCCTAATCAACCAAAATAGATTGTTTTCCAAAAATCAACCATATTTAGTTGTGCGTTTTCTTAAACTTTTTAACACATCCCAAAAGCATCATTGCAGCAAATCTTCTCTGCTCATCATTTGCACCTTTACTTGAATAGAAAGGAAGCTGAAGTTTAGGTTTTGTTGAAGATATATCAATAGTTTGATTGAGGTTTCTTACATTATAATTCTGTGTTTTTGCACTTGCAACAAACCAAGACGAAACAATTGTACTGTCTTTGGCTTTGATTTTATCACGTCTAATCATATAAAATTGCATGACAAATAACCCCATTGCAAGACAAGTAAGCAAGTCGTCATGCTGTCCGTCCATATGGTCTGGTCTTCCGTTTTTATATACCCAGGTTTCCAATTCATTGATTGTTCTCATTGAGTGAACTCTGAATGAATTATCCTTAAGCATATTTACAAAATTTGAAATCATTTGCAAACGTAAAGAGTTTGTTCTAAAACCAGGTAACTGCTTTTCGTTTTCCTTACCTATATTTTTAGTGTTTGCCAGATTCGTATTTGTATAGTTTTTTAATGACGGATCATCATAATAAAGATTGGGATAATTCATTTCCAATAAGGATAATACAATAGAATCACCATAACCACCTATTGCCTCCACAACAGCTAATGCCTCATTGTAGATTTTCCCATATCTATCTATTAATTGTGCAACCTCATTTCCATTTAATTTTCCGTTATACTCTAATACCTGTTCAAAACATGGGATTCCATTTTTATCTATGGCATCTACATCAATTACTTGTATTGCAGTAAAATCTTCACCACTCCCAGAACTAGGGTCGCAATTGTGAGTTGCTATATTTTTTGTACAATACGTGTGCGAGTTTGTTTCAAAATTATAGACAATACCACTATATTTTTCAGTTATTATTTTTGAAATTTGAGCATATATTTTTGTTTCATCGTCAGATAGATAACAATTAGAAATTTTTCTTCTACTTTCTTTTATTATGATTGAATTTTTAATTCCTATCATATCTAATAATTTTTTTGTATCGTATTTTGCTGAAGTAAGTATATATTTAGGTCTACAAACGACTTTTCTTCCTTGTATAAAATCTTCATATTCGGAATTATGTTGTTTAAGAGAACTTACTATCCCTATTGAAAATAAAATTTCTTGTATATCTTGAAGTAACTTTTTTGAAACACTTACATAACAAGAAGTACCAAAGTTTTGCTTAGACTTAATAACACAACCATCACCCGTTAAATAGCCTTCTATTAATTTTAATTTAAATTTTGTTGGCAAAAATTTAATCCATTCCGCAATATATTTACCATAAGCATATTTACCAAAATTATCTATCAAGAATGCACCTATTTGTTTAGAACTAAAATGTATTTTTTTTGTATTTTGACTTAAATTTAATGTATGAAATGAATTTCTATGAAATACGTTTTGTATTAATTTATCTATTCGATTATGAATGTCTGTTTCATATAAATTATGACAAGTATTAACTGTTATATTTCCAAATTTATCTTTTGATATATAACCTTCAGCTATCCACATTCCGCAATAATACCAAAATTCTTCGTTTAATAATGGATTTTCTATTCTAAAATCAATTCTTGCCATACTATTATATTTTTCCCATTTAGATAAAATCTCAAAATCTTTCAAGGTTTTTAATTTGTATACATTTGGAAACTCAATCCAGTCCCCAACCGATAATTTATCGGCTTTATTGTAATTAAAATTGAATATTCTTCTTCTGTATTTATTTCTAACAAGTTTATTTCCTTGTGATGACCATATAGGATGATTACCAGTAAAACTTACAATGTCTAAAAAATTTTTTATTTTTATCTTATATATAATATCATTATATTGTCTTTTAATAATTCTTTTAATGTTTGTATTATTACCATTTTTATCTATTAAAATATCATTAAAAGTAATATTTTCAACATTTTTATATCCTTTTTTAGTCAAAACCTGTTCTCCTTCTGGTAAACAAGCAACAATGTACCTATGTTCTGGTATTGGATCTTTCCATATCCAAGTCTCATGAACAGCTAAATCTTTTAAATTCCAGCCATCTGTTATTTCAATTACATTTTGTTGTAACTGCATCTCAATTGTATCAACTGGAACAACATTATCACTTGAACCCAAGAATGATACGTTAATCTCTTGATTTATTTTTATTTCATCATTATTAAAAGATTTGCAAGTATTTTCATACCACGGAGATGTCGGTTTCCATCCATCTTGTTCCAATTGTTTCCATCGTTTTTCATCATAAATAATGTTACCTTTTTTATCTATTACTGTGTCATAACTCCATTCAATTTCTCCATTGGTATTTTTTCTTGACCATTTCAAATGTCTATTATAACGTGGGTCTTGAAACCATCTAAATTCTACGACATGAAAATTGTTTTCTTTCTTAACTGCTTTTGAATATGTGTTGTAATATAATGCATCTTTACCGTTTGGTGTAGAAATCATTACAACTTTTGCTCCTTTCACCGTGTTTGTTGCCGCTACTGCTTGTGTATATACAGAAACTCCATTTTGGATAAACGCTGCCTCATCAAGGATTAACGCACTCACGCTAGGGATACCTCTTGAGGCATTTACGCCACTTGAACGAGCATACACTTTGCAACCGTTAAATAATTCCAATCTTGCTTTATTTCTTGTTTTAAAAATAGACTTAGTATTCTTAGGGGAATTAGGATCTGGTGAAAAATAATCACCACCCCACATCCATCTTGGAACTTGCTCCAAAAATGTTGCAACATTCTCCAATAATTGTTGAGATATATCAAGCTTGTTTCCGATACAAAGCACAGTTTCTGGTGAATCAGGATTTGCAAAAACTAACTGCCCAGTTACCCACGCAGAAGTTACTGTTGTTATTCCACTTTGTCGGGGTTTTATTGTAACAATATTATTGTATTGAGTTAATGCTTTAACTAGTTCTATTTGTCTGGGAAACAATCTAAACGGAACTTCTTTTCTTTCGGTTGCATTATACGTTGAAAGATAATTTTCAATGAAATACTGCCTCGTTTTATCTTTATAACATTTGAGATATTCTAATTTATAATCCATAAAATAATGATAAAAGCGTTATATAATAAATATAACGCCAAATTGAAAAATAGTAAAATTCTGTATAATTTTATAATGAATCAACAATCATTTCATCTGCTGTAAAATAATCATTATCATTTATTTGATAAGTTGCATCATTTTTTGATTTCATATAATCATTAAATTCATCCTGTTCCTTGTTGTTCATAATTTCATCTACCATATTAGCCAACAATCTTTCACCATTTTTTGTTCCTAGAAATACTTCTTGTAAGAATTCATTAAATTCATAACAATGTTTTAATGCAAGCTGCATAAAGAAGAAATTAACACCTACGTCATACACATCAGCATTTATCTTTTCAAACATTGCTGTAATTCTCTTCCACAACGGTATTCCAATTCTTATATCCCAATTCTCAGCCAATTTAAAATCTGATTTTTTGAGGATATATTCAGCCTTTTCTTTTTCTTCTGGTAAACCATGACTGATAGCAAGCTCTAATAGACCCTTGATTGTTTCACAGAACAAAATAGGGAACATAATTCCTTTTGCTTCTATTGTCACCATATTCTCTTGGGATTGTATATATACATCCACATTTCCACCCTCAGTATTTTCGTTTTGGTTTAAAGTATCCTTTTCTGAATATAGCAGAATATTATTATACTTCATTATTTTATTATACAATGATGGCAGGTCTGGATTTATCTTATACAAACTCGAAAGATATATTTCGATGTCTTCAGATATGACAACTGATGCTCCGCTTATTAAAGCATTAAGCATTCTTCTTTTATATATTTCATCTGTAAGATTTTTCATGTCATCAATACTGTCAAACGAGAAATCAAGAGTTTCTTCTGGCACTAATCTTTGTTGTTTTACATCAATTCCATTGACTATATTAGCCTGAATGTCTATTGTGTCATGTGGGATAGGCATTATTCTGTTTATCACCTCTATACAAAGATTCTCCAATGCAGGAATACTATTTGCTTCGTTCTTCCTACACGATGTAATCAACATAGGTAATTCGTTTTTTACGGTTTCAATACTTCCAATGCCATCTGTTAAGTCAGTATATTCCTTATTGATTAATTTGAATAAGAACTTGCTTTCATCTTCAGGTGGCAATGCAGGGGAATCACCTATTGATGTTTCATTTTTATTGATTGCATCAACAATATGTTTTGGTAGTTCTAAACTCATAATATTTTTTTAAGGTTATATCTTTTTATGACTTCAGCAAAGTTCATCAATTCAGAATTTGCTTTTTTATTTTCTATGATATATTTTCTTTTTAGTTCACCAATACTAATCAGTTTACTTTCATTAGTGTCTTTTGCGTCTATTTCAATGGTTGCATCATTCAAATTAACACCGCTTTTTAATGCTTGTTGCTTAGAAGTATCAACAGCTTTTTTAACATCCCCGTTAGCGGCTTGTACATCAGCCTTTAGCGTTACACCTTCTTTCAAAGCTGATTTATATTGTTCTTCTGTAATCTTAAATCGTTTCATAATCAAGAAATAATATATAAATAAATAGGTTATTTCATAAGAAAAAGCCTCTTTAAATTATAAAGAGGCTTTTATATATTATTAATTTATATCATTTGAATTTAGGCGAAGTAAAAGGTTTTTTCAAATAACCTATACTTGTTATCGGCTTATCTATCTTTTGTTTTTCGTCATCAGAATGAGAAATTATATCTTGAAAAATCTCATTTATTTTATTTCTCTTTATACTTTCATTCTGATTCACGTCATCTTGTGATATATCTTCTTCATTTCCGTTCATTTCGTCTGAGTTCAAATCAGGATTTTCATAATCATCTTCAGTTTCATCGGATTTTATTTTTGAAAGAACATCTGTTATGTCTTTATTGCTTAATCCTTTTACTGCTTGTTTGTTAATCATCCCCATAACATATTTACTCAAATCGACATCAGGAGAAGGCAGTTCTTTATTGTAAGAACGTAAAGATTGACTTAATTTGCCTGCAAGTTGTTGTATATACCTTTTAGGATCACTTTCTTCATCGGCTTCCACACCTGCGTCAAAATCAGCTTGATAAGGATTTTGTTCCATTCCTTCATCTCCCATTATTTCTTCCTCACCTGCATTCATATCTCCCATATCTTGATTTACAACTGGTTCTTGTTGCGTCATCATATCATCCATTGCAGGTTCTGGTGTATTAACCTTTATCACCTTTCTTTCTTCTACTTCACTTGCTTCACTCAATTTTTTTTTTTCGCACCAAAATGAGCGAGAACAGCATCAGCAATCAAATCAACGATTTTATCTGTATAAGGAGCGTTAGAACCTATCTGTTTTCCATAAGGTTCTTCACCTTGTGCAGACTCATCATCCCATTCATGACCGATTTTTGACACTTCCTTGTTGGGTGGTGTTGTCATTGCCTGTTTCTGATATGCAGGATGTTTCCCAAAATCATTTAAGACCATTGTAGATTCATTGCAATTTCTTTTCTTAGATTCTCCATATAAATCCTCATCGTCAGCAAACCCCCATTCTTCATCGTCAGGAATTCTGTCAAATTCATAGTCAGCAGGGCTGTACGCAGTACTTTCTGGGTCTAATCTTGGGTCATCCATATGCGGAAAACCTGCATCAGGGAATGGAAGTTCTTCATCATCAATCTCGAAGCTATATTCATCATCTTCGTCTGGCATACCCGCAACATCATTAACATCAATGTTTTCCTCATTTACGGAAGGGTTTTCTTCAAAAGGTTGCCCATCGCCAATTTCGCCGTTACCAGGAGTCGGGCAATTTTGATTATCTGAATTATGAACCACATCGCACCCTTCTTCTACTTTTTTGCAATCGCCACATTCAGCATACGGCGCAGTATCGCCTATTTCAGTTCCATGAGATTTATCCATATAATCAGCACTTCCATTCCAAGCCAATACTTGTTCTTCAGTTACCTTGATACGAATAGGTTTCTTTTTGGATTCATTCATTTTTACGGCATTAGCACCACTAGGACGTTTGTCTGCTACTGAATTATCGGGAACATATTTTGCCTTGTCAGTATATACTTCGCCTTTTTCTCCTTTTTCATTTTTATCTGATTGCATATCGGCATCAGTTGCTTTTCCATCCTTATCATAAGGTTTTCCTGCCTTCTCATGATCGGAGAGTTCTTTCTTGAAATCCTTATCACCACTAGCCACGGCAGTATCAGTATAAGGGCTATTCACTTGTTTGTCTGAAGGATTCTTCGCAGGTGCTTCTGGAAGAGTGTGTTTCATTGTGAAACTTTTTTCAGAATGTTCTTCATTAAGCAGAGCGTCAACATTTCTTGTAATTTGATTGAAACGTTCAATTTCTGCCCTCATCTCCTTAGTTTCATTAACCTGCCAATCAGATTGCGAAGATTTCATGACATCCTCACATATTGTTTGTTTATTGGAAGTATAAGCCTCATTCAATGACATCATCTTCAAATCAAACTGCTTTGATGCCAAAGCGTAAGTAGGATATTCATATTCTTTTTTATTGTTAATACCTCCAATATAATTGTAATCTTCTGCTAATGGTTCTGTATCTTTAGGGGGTGCAACTTTAATATAAAATTTATTACACTCTCTAATAATGCCGTATGTTTTCCCATCAGCACCTTTCATATGGTATTCCAATATTGGTTTATTGCTAACCGTTGAAACTGTATTGCTATTACCGAAATTAATCAGTTTTTGCATCAACTCTAACTCTTTATCTGCAATATTGCTCATTATATTCTTTAATAAACTATAGTTATTTTAATTATAAATAGTTTCAAAATTCGTTATTTATCAACTAATGGTCTTGCTTTTATTATATGTATTATTTATAATGTCCCATATCTTATCAAGATAACCCATTCTTCTGATTATCTTGTAAATAACATTTCCGCTTCCCATTTCACCAGAACGCTTAAGACTCTCTTTCCGTATTCCTTTTATTTTATCCAATAGTTTTTTAATATTCTTACCTATCATATCTATCTTATGGTTATCTGTTTCTTTTTTTAGGTCTTTTTCGTAATTGTCTATCAGTGTCATAAACTTAGCTGCCTGTTCTTTGACATAGACTTCATTTATCTTAGCATCATCAATGTTTTTTGGCTCTTTAATCCATTCATTCTTGTCAAGCGAATAGACACCACCCGCCTCTAATTTATCGTCTTTATCTTGAACATATAATTCAACGGGAAAACCGTATATTGTTAAATCTTCATGGTCTCGTTTCCATAGTTCCTTTTTACCGTTAAAATAATCTTCTACAAATTCTTTTTTCTTGTATATCTTGCTGAAGTCTATAATGATATGCACATCAATGTCGGAATATTTAGACCAATTATAATTTGCAATAGAACCTGTAAGAATTATATCCTCTGGTTTCACCCATCTTACAGAAAGTTCGTCTATAAAATCATCAGCTATGTCAAGAAGTCTTAATCGTACCCGTGAATTAAGTTTATCATTAACCCATATCTTAGGATTAAGTTCATCTTGTACTTCAAACGATTTCAAACTTATGTCAGAGCTTGACACTTCATTTATTCTATTAACTGATTCAAGCACCCCTTGTTGGCGCAGATAATCTTCTCCAACAGTCTGACGCAGTATTTGTAATATAACAACATCATCCACCCTATATTCTCCGATTTGATTAAGAAGTTTGTTATGCTCCCCTATATAGTTTGCAAAATCATATATATCACCATTACATTTCTTTAATATATTGCGGAATGTTTCTTGATTATACCAATCTAGTTTTTCAATCCTAAAATTCCTACCTTGAATACTAACAGAACTATCACGGGAGGTTACTTCACTCCCATTCATGAATTCAAATGTATGATTTTCAAATTCAGATTTATCAACTTCAATAGAAAATACAACGCCTCTTGCAAAATTATCTTTGAAAGATGTGAAAAACCAGTTAACTCCATAAGTCTCCCCAGTCCTTTTTCCATGACGAGCATTTATTTCTCCATCAAGCAATATATCTTCCAATGCAAATATATCAGTTCCATGATATAGTCTTATTTTCTGTGGAAGACTATCATAATTTTCAGGTTTCCATTCATTTATATGTTGCACAGATTCATTTGCCTGATTGGATAATATATTCATTATCTCTTGTTTTGTATGAAAAATGGGGTTTTCTTCTTTGTCAAACAAATAAACACCTTCAATAGCATTAGGCATTACAATACCCCTATACCCTATTTTTGGAAATTTTGTACCATATCTCTTACTGTTTTGCGCAATCTCGCCTTTAAATGCATTCCAATAAGGTTTGGAAGACGTATAAGGATCATCTTTTCCTGGATATGCAAATTCCTTAACAAAGTCAAAGTCAAGTACAACTTTATTCTTATCTATATGGTCTGAATTAATTTTCAAAACCGCCATAGGTGATTTTTTATCATCATTATACATGCCAGCGTAAGATTTAGCAATAGCGAAATCAGATGTAAGGAAAACAAATCCGTCATTTTTTGCATTAAAAATTGAATTGTCTTGCATTTTTCTAAGACCTTTGGTTAAAATGCCATATAAATGCTTCATAACAGTACCATGATATAATGGATTGGCGATTTGGATTGTATGCGGATTTTTTACTGTATCATTAATTGTTACAGCCTTACCATTTACAATAATTTTATCAAATGCCTTTGATTGTTCACTTTGCAGGAATTGCTTAAATTCAGGTGATGCTGTTACATTATATGATGTATTTTCAATATCTAAACTCAAGCCATCATTATCATCATAATCAACCATACCTATTATGACTTTGGGAAAACTAATGAAATAATCATATATTGCATTAATGACATCTCCACTATTATGGAATTCATTTTTTAATGTTCCATCATTATAAAAGAAATGTTCTTTTACAGATGGAAAAGCATCACATAATTCTTTAATCAAACGCATTAAAGTATTACTATATCCGTCTTCCTCATTCAGAATATACACATTTCCTTTGAAGATGACTACCATATCATCAACATCCAAAGCATTGAAGTTACCATTTACATATCTTAATTCGTAAATATCAGCCATATTTAATCTTTTTAATATAAAATAAATAGCAAAAAATTTGGCTATATCAACAATAAGTCATATCTTTGCAACATCAAAACACTAAAAATATTATATATGCAAAAAGAAAATACAGTTACAGAAAATGCAAAAGAAATAAAAGATGTTTTGCCAAAGGTAGGATTAACTCCTAAGCAGCTTCATGAACAGCTTAATGAATACATCATTGGTCAGGATGAAGCAAAAAAGACTCTATGTGTTGGGATGTATAATCATTGGAAAAGAGTTTTAATGAATAAAATGGGACTAACCATTGATAACGAAACTTTGAAAGATGTAAATATAGAAAAATCAAATATACTGCTACTTGGTAATACAGGTACAGGAAAAACTTATATTATTAAAACTCTTGCGAAAATGTTGGGTTTGCCTTGCTATATTGGTGACGCAACCAGACTTACTAGTGCAGGGTATGTAGGTGATGACATAGAAACTGTTATCACTGGGCTTTTACAAGAATGCAATTACAATGTGCAAGCTGCTGAAATGGGAATTATTTGTATTGACGAAGCAGATAAGCTATCACGAAAAGGAGATAATCCTTCTCTGACAAGAGATGTTGGTGGTGAAAGTGTGCAACAAGGAATCCTAAAGATTGTAGAAGGTGGTGTTGTAGGTGTACCTCCCTTTGGTGGTAGAAAACATCCTGAACAACCGTTGCTTTATGCTGATACAACAAATATTCTTTTCATTTTTATGGGAGCTTTTGAAGGATTGGATAAGATTATATCTAAACGTTGTAATAGTAGTCGTATTGGTTTTAATCAGCAACCTACAGTAAAGAATACGGAAGATATAATGAACAATGTAACGCCAGAAGATTTGAAGAAATATGGATTTATCCCAGAATTGATAGGTCGTTTCCCAATCATTACATCAACCAAAGACTTAACTAAAAAAGATTTAGTCAGAATTTTGAAAGAACCTAAAAATGCGATTATTAAACAATATCAAAAGCTATTAGCACTTGATGATATTACATTGAATTTTTCAGACAAGGCACTTGAAAAGATTGCTGAATATGCATTGGAAACAAAAACTGGTGCAAGAGGATTGAAAAGAATTATGGAACAAATATTGAACAATGTTATGTACGATTTTTCTGATTATAAAGGAAAGACTATTACCATAGATACAAAATATGTTGTCAATACCCTAAAATATAAAAAAGCTGCTTAACAGCAACTACCATAAGGCTTCATATCTCAACAATCATCTATGTGTAGTGCATAGCAGCTTTATAATTAAATATCATAAAGGAATACAAAGTTATATAAATGAATAATAAAGATAGAAAAGTTAAACAAGTAATAGTTATCAGGAAAGATTTGAAAATGAGAACTGGCAAAGCAATAGCACAAGGTTCTCATGCATCATTAGGTGCATTGCTTACTGTGTTTGATAAAATGGAATATCCAGATGATAGGGTTAAATATACTATATCCTTTAATAAGGATTCTGTATTGGATAAATGGCTTAATGGCATATTTACCAAAATAACTGTTTACGTCAATAGTGAAAAAGAATTGGATAAATTATATGATAATATAAAAAGTAACTCCCCGCAAATACCTTGTGTACTTATTGAAGATGTGGGTTTAACAGAGTTTCATAACATTAAAACGAAAACTTGTATAGGTATAGGCCCTTGGTGGAATGATGAAATTGATGAATATACAAAAAATTTACCACTTCTTTAAAAATAAGCGATATTTATCGCAAATTATTATATATTTTTAATCATGAATAAACTTAAATTAGATAATATCATTGAAGATGGTAAATATAAAGGGAAAAAGGTTTCAGAATTAATTTTAAATAAAAAAGTAATTTTTGAACTATTAAAGAATGGATATAATTTCGATGATGAAGTGTTGCTGCAAGCAGGTATAAAGAAAATTGTTAGGAACATTAGAACAAGGACTGAGGTTGTAGAACATGAAAAAGATACAAAAGTATATCCAAAAGAGATTGCGAGCATTTCAAAAATATTGAAAGATTTGGAAACTGTCGTTAATCAAAGTCAATACTATGATAGCAACAGTGACGGGGTTTTAAAAGATTTATCAGACGAATAGTATAAGAAAGGAAATATATGGCTAATAATATTATAGGATTTGCTGGTAGGGCAAGAAGCGGAAAATCAACTTTAGCTCAAGTATTACATAATGAAGAAGGATATCAAATATTGACAATTGCAAATTATTTAAAAAAACTATGTTGTAAATTGTTGGGGGATATATCCTTAACTCAATTAAATGAATTAAAAAACAATGATACTGATATCACTAACCTGTTAAAGATTGATGATAATTTCATACACATCATCAATGAAGCAACTGGCATAGGTTATGAAGTGATTAAAAATGAATTGATTAATTTACCTTACGGAATTCCAACTGTAAGGGCAATGCTTCAAATTGTAGGAACTGATATTATCAGAAAATATTACCCTGATTGGCATATTATCCAATTGGTTAATGAAATAGAAAGTTTACCAGATGATGTAAACATTGTAGTTGATGATGTACGTTTTCCAAATGAAAGAAAGGAAATAGAAAGATTGGGAGGTATTGTTATTTTCATTATGCGACCTACAATGCTTTCGATGGTTTATAATCATCCTTCTGAAATAAGTCTTCAATGGTTTAACTTCATGGAAAAAAGGATTATTATTAACTATTCAAATCAATATGAATTTATTAGTAATTTTCTTGAAATGAAAACAAATCATTTCAGAAGAATGCCTTTAAGACAAGAGAAATATTTAGAAAGTGTAAAGGATATAAATCATTTGTATGGACTACAATATACAGACATTGAATTACTGAATTATATTGTAAGTAATTTAACAGAAAATAATCTAATAAATAAGCCTAGCTATTATCCGTATATATCTTTGACATGTAGTAACAGTTTTCAAAAAACAATAATAGCTATGGAAGCCAATATCAAACATGGTGGAGAAAATAAAATTGATATTATAGATCCATTTATAATTGAAAATTTAAAATTATATTTATAAACAGAACAATTATGAAAAATTTTCCAGTAAAAGTAGACGGTAAAGAATATTGGATTTCACGTTCAATAGCAGTATGTGTGTTTGTATTTAAAATAAAAGGCAATAAGCTGTATGCCTTAATTGAACGCAGAGGAAAAGGTGCTGCTGATGAACAAGGAAAGCTATGCACCTGCTCAGGGTATCTAGACTTCAATGAATGTGATAGAGAAGCTACCACAAGAGAATTAATGGAAGAGTGTGGGTTTATTGCAAAAGAAGAACGTTTACAATTTATGTATATCAATTCAGACCCCAAAGCGGATAAAAGACAGAATGTAACAATACATTATGTTTATTTTGCGAAAGGTAACGAAGACTTTAATGAGAAGAAAGCTATTGGGGGGGAAGTAGATGAGGTTGCCGATGTAAAATGGATGGAGATCGGAAATTTTGATAAAGATAAGGTACTATATGTTAATATTTATGATATAATGGCTGAAGATTGGGCATTTAATCATGACCATATCATGATAGGTCATTTATCTAAATTCTTTAAACTGAAATATAATGGGCAAGAAAAAGAAAAAGAATCTGATTGACGAAGACTGTATTAAGGCTTTCAGAAAAGCAAACAGAGAAATTGAGATGGAAAGAAACGGTGGAAGATGGATTGCAATAGATAGACCACACCGTAACAAAAAGAAGTATTACAGAAAAGAAAAACATAAAAATAATGGGGATTCTAAAAATCTCCATTATTTTGTGTTTGTGTATATTGTCAAAAAATAAGGGCCTTTAATTTTTCAATGTCAGTATAGATATGACCTCCTATATCTTTTATATTCATTGTACTTTCTCTTGAAGTAAGTATAAGCATTGCATCAATTCTTCCGTTCTTTGTTAATGGTATCGCAAAAATAGAATTACTTCCGTTGTGTACTAATTTTTTACATAATCTCGCACCTACAGTTCCTTTATATTCTTTAATGTTTTCAATATAAAGATAACCATTTTTGTCCATTTCATTGAAAATGTCATAATATTCACTAGTTCTCTGTTTTTGATAATAATCTGAGATTTGCATGATTGAATCATTGGTAAAATCATATTGTTCATAAACTAAAGACATATATAAAAATGATACTTTGTTTACATTCTCGGTTGAATTATGCATTTCCATTAAACATACCCTGTCTACACCATATCGCAGCCTGATATTTTCAAGTATAGGCGGAATCATCTGGTCTGCTAATAACCTTTTGTCTATAGAAGCAAAATGCTCTTGTCTGTCATTTTTTTGCAATGCCTTAATAACGTGTTCTAAATTAATGGGATTAATTATTACCGAATATATTATGATAATTAGCAATGTACAATATGTTGATACTGCAACCCCATTTCTTTTCACAGCACCAACGAACTTACTGAAAGCGGATGCTATAGTTCCTAAAATTGTTTGTTTTTCATCCATTATTGTCTGTATTTGTTTATAATAAATAGTATATTGAAAAAATAAAACGGCAGATGTTTTCTACCGTTTTATCCATGTAAAGTATATCTATTTTACTCAAAAGTAATTGTTGGGAATTTATTTGCATCATAATTTATACAATAATCGCTTCCCTGTATAGCATCTATACAAACAACAACTACTTGATTTTCATCTTTACTACCACAAACTGATACGATATCCGAAGGCAATATCTTTTCACTGTTATGGATTAAATTAATAAAGTTTACTTTAATTTTTTCTGGACTGAATAGGTTAGCTTCTTCAGCTTGGGCTTCACTTTCTGTGTTAGTATAATCTTCACATATTAAGAAACCACTCCATAAAGTATTGCTATCCCACTCATCAACTGTACAGTTAATAATATTGACAGTTACTCCACTTGCATTAGATTTATTACTTAATCTTAATGCGTTAGATACTTTTTCAAAGTAACAGTTATTCAAAGTAATAGTTGCATTATTTTGAGTTCCAAATATTAATATCGCATTATTTGAGAAGCTACCCTCAAATCTACAATTATCAAAGATTATATTTTTAGGCAACTTAGAATTATCAGATGATAAACCAATTTCAATACCATTATAAACATTACTTGAATTAAATGTCATATCTTTAAAGATTATATTTTCAGTATCATTGATGTTTATTACAGAATTTGAAGTTGATTTAGGAAAGTCACCAGTTACTTGTAAATTATTTATATTAACATTTTCCGCTTTGATTTGCATTCTTGCATTATTAGTTAATGTAGAATCATTTAAGATTACAGACTTTGCCGTAATAGATGGGCTATTCGTTATATTAGCATTACTTATTGAATATACTTTAGCTTTATCGTTTAATTCCTGAGAACCATCATAGGTTTCAACTACTTCTGAATTTGATTTTTCTAAATTATCTACTTTTGATTCTAATAATTCAACTTTTGCAGACAAGATAGGAATGTTGGATTTTAAATCATTAACAGTTTGATATAAACTTTCGATTTGAGTATTAATTTTACTTATAATAGCAAATTCTTCAACTTTAGCTGCTTGGAATACGCTATATACGCCATCAGTAATTTTAATTGATACAGTATACAAACCTGTTGGTTGCATCATATAGTTTTGTCCTACAATATACAGAACATATGCTGCTTCGTTCCAAGCTACTGATACTGGCATCCAATTCGACAGCAACTGATAACCCTTTCCTAAGCAATCATCAAGAATTTCAGCCGTAGGTAATGTATAACTACCACTTGAGGTTTCTAATTGCAATGCTGCCTTAATATCATCCTCAGTGCTTTCCTTAGTTAAGGCAAACAGTTTTTGTGTATCTACTTTAACACCTTGGTAGTACATACCTTTCTTTTGAATTTTTTCATCCAAAACCTTACCTTGTTTAGCTGACAAAGGCAATGTAGATTCATCACTTGTCAAGTTGTCAACTACCATCTCTTCGCTCATAACGCTATGTGTTACGCTATTCTTTGCGAGAGTTCCACTTGTATTTTGAATATTGATTTCATTCAAGGTATAACCTGCGAGGCTATCAAGTACATAATAAACAGTAGTAATATTACCCAATATTCTAATGGAAACTGGCACAGTTCCATTATTAATATCGCCAATAATGCTTCTGTTTTCGCTTATAACCGCCCTCAAATTATCAATTCCACCAATAGCCGTTGAAATAGCCTCACTATCAGCATCACCCGCACTGTTCAATGCATTCAAATTGATTTCATAAGGAGCTTTGAATTGCTCCAAATCTGCCTTAATTTCTTCAACTTCTGTTTGTTCTGCTTTTGTTGCGATAGCAGCATCAACTTCATCTTTGGTTTGATACAATGAATCGTTTTCCAATTCACTTACCTTAGTAGGAACGGTAATCGCTTGAACATCGCTAAGCAATGCTAATTCAGCGTCATCGTTATAGGTAGGTCTTTCGTCCTTTCCATTCAGATTGATTGAAACTTGAGTAGAACCTAAATCAACCTTATCCCACTTAGATACCATTGCGATATTAACTGCGCTTCCGCTTGTTGTATTTCCAAGCAAAGTATCATGATTATTCAGCACAATAGCCTTACGGTTCGGATTTTCCTCAGTTGCTATATCAACAAGTCCAACTTTTTCAGCAAGTTTTTCGTCAATATTGATGATTTTTAGCCCTTCTGCTGATACTTCTACATATTGCTGAGTGGTTGCATCAATTTTAATTGAAAACTCATTAGAGGTAAGATTTAAGCCGTTTCCTGCCACATATGTATCAACCAAGTCTGATATATTAACTTGTGATATTACTTCGCCATCAGTAGTTTCAAAAGTAAAGGTAATTACTTTTGTATCAGAATTATAATCGACTCCTTTTAAAAATTGATCTTCAGGTAAATTAATACTTCCAGCAACTCTATCACCTACTTGAAGTTCATAAACCAAATCCTCTTTCTTCACGAGATTGATAGTATCCAAATCAGCTTTATCGGCTTTGTTTTGTAATGAGGCTTCAATTTCGTTATCTTTTTGAATACGTGCAGTGGCTTCAGCCGTTATATCAGATTGTAGTTCTGTATTAGCTTCACTTCTTGTAGTAATTTCAGCGTTTAATGCTTCAAGAGTGGCATAATCGCCTTTTGGCTGATAGGTTTCATCCGCTATTTCTTTTGTTACAAATCCTTCAACGCTTGGAATATCATCCACAAAAGCCATTTCCTTATTATCATTATAGGTAGGATGTTCATCCTTACCATTTAAATTAAGAGTTACTGAAGCAGAACCAAAATCAGCTTTATCCCATTTGGACAACATAACAAGTGAGTTAGTCTGACCTGTAGTTGTTGTTCCCAAGATCACATCATGGTTTTTTAATATGATAGCCTTACGTCCAGGATTCTCAGAAGTCGCAACATCAGTATATTCAACTTTGGTAGGCAATACCTCATTGATAGCAGAGATTGCATCAGCATTTGCTTTTTCGGCTGCTCTCGCTGTCTCTGCTTCTAGTTGTAAATCATTTTGTAATTGTGTATCCTTAACAGTTCTTGCATTAGTTTCTTCTGTTAATTCATCTTTTGTAGCAAATTTGTCTTCAGCTTCTTGTATATGAGCAGATATTTTAGCATCAACCTCATCAGCATTTTGGTATTGTGCATCATTTTCAAGTTCTGAAACTTTGGTAGGAACAACAATACCATCTACTTTTTCTTGCAAGGCAGTAATGGATTCCTCATTCTTTGTAATTGCAGGGCGAATTTCGTTATCAATACCACCATTAATCGTATTGATACTGGTTTCTAACACATTATTAATCTGGTCAAATGCTTTTGCAGTTTCTTGACCAAAATTAGCTAATGTTTCATTCAGATTTTTAAGGAGAGTATCTAATCCACTAATTTTAATACCATTTTCAGATACAGACAGATATTTTTCAGAAGAAGGATCAATTTTTATGAAAAATTGATTTTTATCAACTCCTAAACCTTGTCCTGCCGTATAAACATCTACCAATTCATGTACGTCGACAGATACTTTCTTTTCCCCCTCATCAGAATCGAATGTAAATTCAATTGATTGCGTATCGGGATTATATACAACATTTTTCAATTTTAATTGTGATGTAATTGAGATAACGCCAGCTTCTCTGCCGTTAACCATTAACACATAATTATCATCATTTGGGACAATATTAATTGTACCTAATATACTGTTTAATTCGTCTATACTTACATTCGAAGAAGCTATTGTTATGAGAGTTCCACTGTCATCAACGAACCCCCATCTATTCAAATTATAATCTCTTATGTCAGGCATTTTAAATATTTATAGATAAAAATAATTATTATTACCTATAAATATTAAGAAACATTTAATACAAATAAAAAAAGAGACTGATTTAAGTCTCTTACGGAGCCGCAATAACATTATAAACCTTTATTACTTCATTGTAATACCGTTCAGTTTTTCTTTTTGAAAAATTAGGCCCTCCGTTCCATATTCTAATAGCCTTTTCAATATTGTTTTCAGGATTATAATACCTCTGTATTATGTAAAACATTTCAACTGAACTTTCTTTATTGTAGCGATGTTTATAAGTATATTTTCTTTTTCTAATTATTCGATTACATTCATCAACTACTGTTTTTGAAATCTGTAGAAATCCTACATAAGTTCCACAACTAGATACTGCCTTTGTGTTATGTCTGCTTTCTACATGCGCTATTGTATTTATTAAATCATCCCATACATCATTTTCATTCGCTGCGTTCCCTGCACAAATATTGCACATAAAGAACAAAAATACTAAAATTACGTTTAAAACTCTTTTTCTCATCTTGTCAATTTAGTCATTATTTTAACAGATTGACAGATAAAATTCCTTCTTTTGATATTTTATTATTAAACCAGTCTCTTATAATTTGTTTAAAGAATTTTTTTCTGTCATCCTCTTTTGTAATCATTTTTTGAAATTTATCATCCAGCATCATTAAAAGTTCTCTTGCCTGGAATGTTTTTAACGGTTGTCCATTATTGCTCAACAAGACTGCCGTTTTGATTTTTACAGGATATCCATCCTTGCCAATATCATCACTTTCAGTCTTCGCAAAGTTCTTATCTAAATAATCTTTAACTAAAAGAACTTTCTCTGTAGTTGGATAAAAAGATTCCGTGAGTATATTCTTAATCACATAATCTTCAGTATTTTCATCAATGACTACTTTCATTATTTCCAAATTATATCAATTATTATATAAATAGTAGAACGGAAATTTTCTGCAAAGATACAGAAAAATCCGTTCCAAAACAAATACAGACTGTTAAAAAATATTAATTATATAATTCTTTCTTTGTAAATATATGGTTTTTAGAAACATTATTATTCAAAATATATTCGGTAACAACATCTTCGACATCTGTCTCAATTTGTCTAATAATTGTTCTCGCACCGTATTTATTTCCATCTATTTTGTTATATATTTTATCAATCATATCATTATCAATAAAGTTATCTTCCAAATAATAATCAGCGTTATTCAGTCTCTTTTCAAATTTTTTCAGTTCCAATCTTACAATATCCTTAAGGTTGTCATTGGATAATTTGTTAAAATAAACAATCTTGTTTATACGGTTAATAAATTCGGGCTTAAATTTTCTCTTTATCGCTTTTTTGATTATGTTTTCATTGTTATCTACTGTATTCTTATTAAAACCAATGCCATCTCCTTTTTCATCAATTTCTTTCGCCCCCACATTTGATGTCATTATAATGATAACATTTTTGAAATCAACCACATATCCAGTATTATCGGTCAATCTTCCGTCGTCGAATAATTGTAAGAACACATTATGTACTTCTTCATTAGCTTTTTCAATTTCATCAAGCAATAGAACACAGTGTTTTTTCTTCTTAATTGCTTCAGTCAAAATACCTCCATTATCATAACCAACATAACCACTGGCTGCACCGTACAATTTGTTTACACTCATCTTATCCGCATATTCACTCATATCCAATCGAACTAGATAATTCTCATCCCCAAATACTTCTTTTGCAATTTTCTTAGCAAGAAGTGTTTTACCAGTACCTGTACTTCCAGTGAATAAAAATACAGCAGGTTTATTTGGATTTGAAATGCCCAATTTTTGTTTCTTTATAGCATTACATACAACATCTACAGCTTCGTCTTGACCAATGACGCTTTCCTTAATATGTTCGTTAATACTTTTCAATTTATCCAAATCATTGATGGAAAGATTTTGTATTGATACTCCTGACATTTCAGAAACAGTTCCTCTTAAATCATTGTCAGTTACATTATACGGCACTTTGTTTAAGTTTTGTTCTTTTTCTAAAATGGATAATTGTGTCTTAAGCTGTATCTCTTTTCTTATAAGCTCATCATATCTATCATAATCTTTATAAGTCAGATTGTCAACCTTTTGTTTTTCGATTTCATTTAATTTCAATTTGTTTTTTAATTCACTGACTTTTGCACTATCTTTTTGATTTAACGAAATTTTAGCTCCAACTTTATCAAGAACATTAATTGCTGAATCTGGCAACACATTATCAGTTATATAACGTTTGCATAATTTTACACAATATTCAACAATTTTATCATCATATTTTACATTATGGAAGTTTTCCATTTTGTATTTAATATTATTAACTATCTTGACAGATCTCTCCAAAGACGGAACTTCCATCGTTATTTTTTGAAATCTTCTTCTAAACGATTGACTATTTTCAATACAATTCTTATAGCCTTTATTGCTTGCTGTACAAATAAATTGGATATTTTTCTCCATCAAAATTGTATCCAACATAGTTTCAATGTCAACCTCACCAAATTTTGACTTATCATTCAATATTGATTGTATATCATCAATGAAAAAAATGTAATTCCCATCTTTTTTTGCGTCACTGACAATGTTATTGAATTTACTTTCAAATGAGCCTCTAAAACCAGTTCCTGATAACAAAGATGAGAAATCTAATTGCATAAGTTTTTTCTTCAAGAAAGGTTTAGGAACATTCTCATTGACAATCATATTGGCAATATGACGAATTGTGGAAGTTTTACCACATCCGCTTTCGCCAATCACGACAACATTATTTTTATATCTTTTTTGAAGATTTGTAAATATATCAAAAATTACATCATCATTTTCAAACACTTCATCAATTTTTCCCTCTAACGCCAACGTATTCAAGTTAATCAAGTTTTTATCAACCTCATTAGTAGAAGGTTTGGATTTTGGCTTTTGCATAACAAGTGTCTTTATTTTAGATGAAGAACTGCTATTTTCATTTTTTTCTCTTTGTTTATTATGTTTATATTCCTCTAACATTTCATTTGTAGCCTTTATAATAGCAAGTTCTTTTTGTTTTTTATCCCGTTTTTGGTCTTTTGTAAAAGGTTCGTTTTTATATGATACTATATTTTCCTTAACTTGTTCCTCAGTTACGCCTAACAATCTAAACGATTTTTTAACAGTTTCGTCTGTTTCTAAAAGACTATATAATATATTTGCCGAATTAATAACATCATCATCTACCTGCTCTTCTGCCGTTTTAAATGCGTTTTGAAGAAGATTGTCTATTATAGGTTGTTCTGTTGAAACCAATTGTGAAGAATTGTCAGAAAGGCATTGATAATACCATGATTTCAACATTTCAATTGTTTCATTAAACATTATCTTGTTAATTGTCTTATATGCAATACAATCTTCATTACTCAGGATTGATAATAAAAAGTATTCGGGTGTTACCTTATTGGAAGGATATTCTTTAAGTAAGCTTTCTGTAATGTAATCCATCACCAAATGAAGCTCATCTGTAATTTTCTTGTTTCCTAATTTGTCCATACTTTATTTTCTTTAACAGTCTAATCTTAAAGATATATAAAAACTATGCTGATTTCAACATTAATAGTGGTATTCATTTGGAAATTTCAAAAATAAACAGTATCTTTGCATTGTTAAAAACTTATATAGAAATATGGTAGTATATAATAGGTATGTGAATAACAAAGACCACACATGGTATGACAGTAGCAATGTGGTATATAGCCTATGTTATGACAACAATGAGGCTACAAAGAATCTGAAGATAGTATTCAAGAACGGAAGGACTTATCTTTATAAAAATGTAGATGTAAATGATTATATTGGTTTTAGAAGTGGAGAAAGTGCAGGGAAAACAGTTAATCAGTACATCGTTAAGAAATATCAAGGCGTAAGGCTTCCTGATACCGATATGGAAAAACTTGATGAACTAAAAGAAGAGTTTATCAATGACAATAAAATTACAGAAGAAGCATTTACCAATCTTGCCTATCATTTGTCAGTTAATGATATTACTGGTGATTTCGCTTTGAAACTGAATGGTAAGACAATATATAGGGGAGTGGAAGGTCAAGTATCTATTCTTAATCTTCTAAAATGCATGAACATCAATTTCTCTATCAGTGAAGATTATGAGATAGAAGAAGATAACATCGAAGATAACGAATTGAAGAAAGAGGAGGAAAATAAAAATGAATAATGTGGATAAACAATATTTAGATTTACTTCAAGATATATTGGATAATGGAGTATATAAAGAAACAAGAAGCGGTGCCGTAAGGTCTGTTTTCGGACGTATGATGCGTTTTAATCTGCAAGATGGACTTCCTATACTTACAACAAAAAAAGTTTTTACCAGAGGGATTATACATGAGTTGCTTTGGTTTATTTCTTCTGGTACAAACATTAAATATCTTGTAGATAACAATGTGCATATATGGGATGATGACGCATATAGATGGTACAATACATTATGTAAAAAATATGGAGAAACAGCTAAAGACAAAGAAACTTTTTTAAAATATGTGAAATTAAGTGCAACACATACATTTGGCTTACATGAATATGTTTATGGAGATATCGGAAACGTCTATGGGCATCAATGGAGAAGTTGGGGGGGTGTTGACCAAATCACACAAATGATTGACACTCTGAAAACAAACCCCAATGATAGAAGATTAATAGTTTCAGCATGGAATGTAAAAGATTTACCTGATATGGCATTGCCTCCATGTCATTATGTTTTTCAATGTTATACAACACCACTGAACAATATTGAACGATTAAATTGGCTGTGTGAACACAGCAATGGAGAATATAATGAGTGGAAGACAGCAACATCTAATATTTTGGATAAATTAAATGTACCAAAATACGGTTTGAGTTTAATGTGGAGTCAAAGATCTGTTGATTCGTTTTTAGGTTTACCATTTAATATAACAAGCTATGCTATTTTACTTAGTATGATAGCACAGTGTGTCAATATGATACCTAATGAATTAATATGTTCTTTGGGTGATACTCATATTTATGAAAATCATCTTGACGCAGTAAAAGAACAACTATTAAGAGACCCTTATAAGTATAATTTGCCAAAATTATGGCTTAATCCAGAAATTAAAGATATTGATAATTTCACGTTTGATGATATAAAAATTGAGGGTTACGAAAGTTATCTATCAATTAAAGCTCCATTAAGTGTTGGTTGATTATAACAATGATATACAAAATAAATAATTGAATATAAATTTTATAAAAATATGGAAATTAAAGAATTAGTAAACGAAAGGCAGGAATTAACCAAAAAGTTGTATGAGTATGTTCGCCAAGCAATATGTGAGATACAAAAGTACAATAATATGACTGATAAGGAAATTGCAGAATTACTTAAGGTGAGGGAAGAGATGTATAATTCTATTATGAACGAGAATATTGAATATTTAGTTCAACATTATATATTTCCGTTACATATCATTCCTGGTATCATTGTGCTTTCTTGCAATGGGATAAATCTCAATCTCAACACAATGTTTGATTATGAACCGAAACACACAGTACAAGAAATTAAACAACACATTTCTGACAAGCACTTGAAATACAAACAAGAAAAATGGGAAGAATTGGCTGATTTATTGGGAATCAATTTGGATAATACAGAAGAGATTGAAAATCTTATCAGGAAACTTAAAGAAATTAAGCAGGATGATAACTAATATATTTTTGGGGTTTGTGCCACGAACTGAGAGATTGACAGAAAGGGAATTATCTCAGTTACTTTTGAATGAAGAACTTCATTACCCAAGATATTTGGAAGAAATGACTGATATCATTCTTCAATGGTGTAAGGATGATATTTCCTTCTTATTAAATAACAAAGAAAGCAGTGGAGATTTTTTACATTTTTTCAAAGATAACCAGTATGCAGATAGATTATCCCTATCAATAAGTATATCTGAAGGAAATGTGTTTACAAACATAAGAGCGCAATATTACAATGAATATGGTGCTTTTGGTTTTAATAAAATAATGAATAAGTTAAGTTGCCCAAGTATATACCTAAATATTACATTGGGTAAGAATGGAACATATAATGAACATCAATTAAAAACAAGTATTTCGCATGAGCTTATGCATTTATACGATGATTGGAATTCTCTTTCACATGGAAACTGCCCAATAAATACCAATCAAGATTTAATGGCAGCTCATAACATGATGTTTCAAAACACTGATAAGCTATTGCAAAATATTGGAAAGTTGCTTTATTTGAGTAATAAATTTGAAAAGAAAGCTTTTATTACACAAGTGTACAATGAATTAAAAGCAGTAGGATGTACTGATGAAAATTATAGAGAAAAATATAAAGAGACCATAACATATAAAAATTATAATAAATTAAAAAATGTAATAAAGCAAGAAATTATATCAAGTAGTGATAATGAGTTAAAGAATATCAATCATGTTCTGAATACCGAATATAAGGAAACCCATCTACCAAAGATTTCAAATAATAAATTTGATGTGGAAATATATAAAAACAAAGTTAATAAATTCATAGATAGTGTCTGTCATGATTTCATTAAAAAATATGGAGGAATTTTAACAGCGTATTTAAATGATTTCAAAACATTTAATAATAAAATTTAATAGCTATGGCAAAAAAGAAAATAGATTTAGGATATACACCAAGTACATATCAGCAGAATGTATTTAATTTTGTCCAACATGGTACAGGAAATGCGGTTATTTCAGCCCTTGCAGGTTCAGGAAAAACTTTAACGCTTGTGACTTGCATGAAACTTGTTCCAAAAACTCAAAAATGTTTATTTCTTGCTTTTAATAAAAGTATTGTTAATACCCTACAGGAGAAAGTAAAAAACTATAGCAATTGTTATGTTAAAACAATGCATAGTTTAGGTTTTGCTATATTGCGAAGAAATCTTGGAGATAATATCGAGAAAAATGATTACAAGTATAGAAGTTATATAAAAAGCAATATTAACGAATTAACCAGTATACAAGATGAACATCTAACAACATCACAAGTAAATGAATATATTGATAGTATAACAAAATTGGTTGATTTTGCAAGGTTTAATTTAGCACAATCTGAAAATGATATTGAGAAAATTGCCAGAAAATATGATATACCTATCAATTTTGATGAAGCGTTTGTTGTCAAAAAAGTATTAAAATGGGGAAAAGAAAATACGAATGTTATTGATTATACCGATATGGTATGGCTTCCATTTGAACTCTCTTTACGCCCAATTGGATTACAATATGATTGGATATTTGCTGATGAGGTTCAAGATTTCTCATTAGTATATAATCAATTGATGTTTAAATGCTTTAAAAGAGGAACACGTTTTATCTGCGTGGGTGATGAAAGGCAATCCATTAATGTCTTCGCAGGAAGCAGCCCAGAAGCATTTCAATATCTTTGTAATTACCCTAATACTCATACATTTGAATTACCTATTACATACCGTTGCCCTACATCAGTTGTTGATATGGCAAAGGAATATGTCGGGAATATTCAAGCAAGAGAAGATGCACCAGATGGAGAAATTAAATATGATTGCAAGATTAAAGATTTAAAAGATGGCGATATGGTATTAGCCCGTACAAAAGCACCACTTTTAAAACTCTATACAAAACTTTTACGCAAAAAGGTACAATGTTATATCAAAGGCTCTGATATTGGCTTAAACCTCATTAAAATGCTTGAAAATATTGATAAAGAAGAATTAAACCAAGACTTAACAAAAGATGGGGTATTTGTTCGCTTGTTTGATAATCTTTTCACAGAGAGAAACAAGTTAATGCGAAATTACGGACTTTCCAAAGACGATGCAACTTTGACAAGTAATATCATGGAAAGATACGATTCAATCAATAGTTTGTTGACTCTATCAGAAAGATTAATAACAAAAACAAAATTAATAAAAAATATAGAAAATATCTTCAAAGAAGAGAATAATGGTATCATTCTTTCTACAATACATAAGGCAAAAGGATTAGAAGCTGACAACGTATATATTTTATGCCGTTCCTCAATGCCATCAAAATTAGCACACAGTGATTGGGAAAGACAGCAGGAAGAAAATCTGATATATGTTGCAATCACTCGTCCAAAACAAATATTAGGATTTATATCAGAGAAAGAGATACCTGCAAGTGGTTCTTCACAAGAGCCGTTAGTTATACTAAATGATTTACGAAGTATTGAAAAACAAGTTTGTTCAATTCTTGGAAAAGAACCAGTTCCAGAAGATGACAATATTGAACTCGCAAAAATGAGGGTTAAAAATGCGACAAAGATAGATGAACATTCCTCTGAATTACCTCAAAACACCGTCAAATTAAATGAAACTAAACATATTAAGCCAGATGATAAATTATTAGATATGTTGTCTTCTTATCTTGGGAATGGTGGAGATATGGAAAGTCTGTCGAAATTCTTAGGGAAATAACAAAAACGAATGGTTAACCATTAACAGTAACCATCCGTTTCTCAATTAAAATATTTCAAAGATTTGTCGTTTTGATATTCTTAATCTGTTCATTTAGGTCTGAGAATTGTTTTAAAAAATCAACCTCATTAAATTTCTCATCAGTATGAGCGTTTATTTTTGTAACTGCATCTGCAATATCTTGTTTAGTTGCAACGCATGGATTAACTCCACCACAACTCATATTGTTGATTATTTCATTTTTGGCATTCTCAATATGGCAATTCACTCCACAAATACCATTTTTAACACCCTGCATAGAATTGTTTATGGTTGTTTCTATTGTATCCTTTACAACGTCAGTATCAACCGAGATATTGGAAAACTTACTGTCAAGATAATCCTCTATCTGCTCAGTTCTGGTAATCAATTCTACGTCAGAATCATAATCATATCTTCTATAGCTTTCCTTTCTCATTTGTTTATTTTATCTTTTTTAATATTTGATCTATTAAACTTTGAATATTGGACAACACCCCAGTATGTTTATCAACTTCTGTTTTAATTGATTCCACTTTCGGCTGAATAGTATTGACAACATAATTGTTATGTTCTTCAATTTTACTAATAATTGCAGTTTCGGCAGCATCAACATTGCTGTTGATACTTTCTTCTGCATCATTGATTTCTTTTGTTAATCTTTCTTCAACTTCCACAAGATGTGTGTGTTCGTGTTCTCTCCAATCACGAGTTTCTTCCAACCAAGTTTTCAAGTAATCTTGTTCCTTGAAACCATATGTATTCATATTATTATTGTTCATTCTGTCTGTACTTTTGTTCTTTATAACAATAAATATCTGGCATAATTATATGTTTAAGGAGTTTTTCTCGAATATTTATATTTTAGATAATATTTTTGATTATGAAAGACTTAAAAACTTTAATATACGAGGCAATTAACGAATTTGTAAATGAGTATCGTTATCAAGATAGTGCAACTCCATTGAATAGTAGGTCAGATGTTCACAGAAACTTGGGAGTTAATCCCCTCACAGTTGATAATGGAGGACATACACCTAATGATGTATTATCTCAACCATCTACTTTTGATAGAAACGGCGCAACGTTCAAGAGTTCGGGCAATATTGTATTGTCGGATAATAAATTTACTATTTATAAAATTAAAAATTTCAATACTGATAAGATTTCATCTACAATGGATTTGTTCGGAAGAGGGGCAAACGGAGAAAAAAGTTTTCGTAAAGAAATTGATATTATGAATGGTGCTGCTGCAAGAAATGGAAGACATCTCATATACCGCACAATAACATCGGCTTCAAATGAAGCAAAATCAAAATCCACTGGACATGTGTCAGGAACGTTTTGGGAATTTAGCTATGATATGGGTAATACATGGTATGTTATGAAACCTAACGGAACTCAAAATATGACACCAAGCAAATTAATTAGAAAACAATAAAAGTAATATAAATCGAACTATGAGGATATTTTGCAAAATACCAAAGAATACATTTATTGTTAGTGAGAGACAAATAAAAGATATAATATCCGAGGGTAATAAACAAAAACAATTGGATATTATATTAAAGAATAATCCTGCTGATGACGTACATTTTGTCAATAGTACATGGGTTAGAAGTACTGAAGATATTCTTTCATTTGAAGAGATGTTAGCAGATGCAAAAAAGAACTATGAGGAATACGGAGATATGGAATATCCAGATACAACGATAGATGACTATTTGAATGCTGAAAAGACTGGTAAAATTACTGTTTATAGTTCATATCCAATTAAACCAGGTATATTTGTTAGCCCATCAAGAATGTGTGCTTATGATTATGCGGGTGCAAACGGAAATAAAGTCTATTCAAAAGTTGTTCCAGTTAACGACGTTGCATGGCTTGATCAAGGGCAAGGGCAATATGCACCGTTAAGCGAGGGTAAAACAATTATTCTTAATTCCCTCCAAATCAAACAAATCAACGAAGCAATGAATGACACTTTTTCATATGAAGAATTAGGGAATATCAGAGCATTGTCAAAACGTGTCGCATATTGCAAACAGCATTTAGGAAATCCAATAGGTAACGGTTCTTCAAGAATGGTATTTCAGATTGACGATGAAAAAGTTTTGAAATTAGCTAAAAATCAAAAAGGAATAGCACAAAACAATGTTGAAGCCGACTGGGGTGCGCAGAATTATGGAGTTTTACCGAATTTATACAAAGTTGCAGACGATGATAGCTATCTTGTAACAGAATATGTCTTACCTGCAAAGCCACAAGATTTCCAAGTATGTTTAGGTATGTCATTTGAAGATTTCTGTAATTTTGTTAAGAAATGTTTTAAATCATACGCAAATTCAAGACAGTCATTTGGCGTTTCAAGTAATATAGATGACAATAGATTTTCAGAAATGTTAGAAAATAACGAATGGCTTGAACAATTCTATACTTATTTAAGTGACTATCAACCTCCACTCGGTGATTTGATAAGAATTGCTAATTATGGTATGTGCCAAAGGGATGGACAACCTGAAATTGTTTTACTTGATTCAGGACTTTCTCAGCAAGTTTGGGATGATTATTATCGAAGATAACAATATTTATAATAAATAATGTACATTATATAATATAGAAAATATGGCAAAAACAGTTATAAGACTTAATGAGGATGAGTTAAAGGGAATGATTAAAAACATCCTCAAAGAAAATATTGAAAACGGAAACCTTGATGAAGGATTCTGGGGTTCTCTTAGTGGCTTGGCAAGTGGACTTAAAGGAAAAGCATCTACCGCTGCTAATATGGCGGGACAAGGTTTGAGAAAAGCGGGTCAAGCAGTTGCAAATACAGCGAAAAATGTTGGTAATAAAGTTGCTGATACTGCAAAATCAGCAGGACAAGCTGTATCTAAACAAGTTGGTGATTTAAAACAAAGTATGAATGCAGGTTCGGATGAGGAAGATTTCAAGAAAGCATATCAAATGTTATCACAATGGGCGCAAAAGGGATATTTTGGAGATAGCAGACAAACAGCTTCAAGAATTTCAGGTTTAAAAAATGCAATGATAATGAATTTCAAACAAAAATATGGTAAAGATTTAACTATGTAATCGTAACAAATATATTTTAATATACTTTAACGCTACAAATGCTTCAAACAGGAAAAAAGTTTGTATATTTGCAGCGTTAAATTTTTAATATATGATATTATGGAATATTTATGGATTTATTTATCAGGCGTTGTAGTTTATTTAGTATTTGTTGTATGGTTCAATTATCAATTCGACCATAATCATAACCTAAAAAACGTTACAAGCAAGGAATGGAAAGAGGATTTAAGATTATTGCCTCTTTCATGGCTATCAGTAGTCTTAGGTATTATTGTAACGGTGTGGAGATTTTGCGGAGGGCAACCGTCTAACAAAGAATAATGTATGAATACATCGAAAACATTATACGAAATTGAAGTAGCATTAGCTAAAAGCAGCTACTTCAATTTCGTAAAAAACATTATCGCATTCAATGTCAACGGGATAAGTTCTAAACTACCAATTTGGCATGAATGCGACATGCTTGTTTTATCCAAAAGTGGTTATTTAACTGAAATTGAAATCAAGCGTAGTTGGATAGATTTTCTTGCTGATTTTAAGAAGAAACACTATCACAATTCTGAATTAATCAAATACTTCTACTATTGTGTACCTATATCTATTTTAAACAAAGTATACGATTATCTTTACAAAAATGACATTAAATATACTGGTGTTATTACATATACGGAAGAATTGTTTATTAAAGTTCATCAAAAGAAATTAAAACCATTATTTGAAAATGATGAAGTCAGATATGCTTCTCCCGCAATGGATAACTATCGTAAATTATTTATTGAAGAACAATTGGAATTAGCAAGATATGGAGCGATGAGAAGCATATTATTAAAAGAAAAAATTATTGACTTACAAAAACAATTAAAAGAAACAGAGTATGGAAAACAAAGTATTATATAATCTTGATAAGATAATCAGTGTGTATGTATATAAGAAAAAAGTTAATAGATGGTTTGAAGATTTTAAACCGAAAGGTTATTATTGGTGGAAGATATTTGGGGTAATACCCTTGTTCAAGTATCATCTTGAACATAACACAAATAATATATTTGTTAATTTATTCTGTGGTAGTTGTTCTGTAATACAGAATGTACCAATAACATACAAACGTATTGCCAATGATAAGAACAAATATCTCATTGAAATGCTCAAGTCATTAACTAATGGTAAGAAATATCCTAACTATATTGATAAAGAAATATATTCTCATTATAGAAATATTTACAATCAAGAAAGAAAAGGAATTATTAAACTTACTGATGAACAATATGCTGAAGTGGGATGGTATGGTTGGATGGGTTCATTTAATGGAAGAATGTATTCAGGAGGATATTCTGGACATAATGTAATACAAAAGAACGGTAAATCAAGAGATTATATCACAGAACAGATAAATAATACTCTTTCGCAGATACCATATTTCAAAGGTATAGAATTTTATTCAAAAGATTATCAAGAGGTTGAAATACCAGAATATTCTATTGTATATTGTGATATACCTTATAGAGATACAAAACAATATGAAATAAGCAAAGACTTTGATTATGAAAGATTCTATAATTGGTGTAGAGAAAATCAAGATAAATATAAAATATTTGTTTCAGAATATTTTATGCCCGATGATTTTAAATGTATTTATGAATGATATGGCAGAAAGAAGTAACAAATGCGATGAATACAACTAAAACTTATAAACCGATTGAAAAACTTTTTAAAATATGAAATCTATGGAAATGACAAAAAACGAATATGCGAAATTACTTCAAAAAGAAAGAGAATGGAAATATTATAATAATTTTGCCACATATCTTAAAGAACATCGAGAAGAGAGTGGAGATTATTTACGCCTACAACCCTACGAGGTTAATACATTATCAAGAATATATATTGATTCTTGTTGTAGTTTTATATACAACAACCATCCGTTATGGATGTATGTTGAATGTAAAATCAATGAAGAAATAGATAAGTTACCTATTAGCATATCTAAATATCCCCAATTGTTAATTAATTGTAATATTAATGAAGAAGAACAAAGAATTGTAGATTCGGCTAAAACTTTTATTATTAAAAATACTTCTGTATTAGAAATGTATGCATTGGAGAATGTGGATATAATAGATTTTTTTAAAGCCATAAGGACAAAACAAACATTATCAGAGAGTCTGTTGATGGAAATGCCTAAATTAGATGACACAAGAACAGGCTTAAATACGACAATATGGGTAGATAATGAGAGACTAAAAGGACACGCCAATCGCATAAAATTCCAAGATAATAGAAGCAATAATAGTCATGATTGGGCAAGTATGACAATTGATAAATTTAACCCTATTGTTAAGAATTTACATAAGGATACTTTTTTAAAACCATCTGATATAGAACGTATAAAGCGTTTTGTAATTTTGAATTATGATATATTGAATAGTTTAGCAACAGATAAGAGTTTTAATTATGAAAAGCAATTCCTTCCATATATCATTAAATTAGGAAAGGGAGAAGGATATATCATTCCTCAAGAACGTTTTGCTGATAATACAAACCATACAATTTATATATCTTGTAGTGTTACCGACGATAGATTGTGGTTTATGACTAATGATAATAATCAGAATACAGAACAATTAATGATAGAAATAGGAAATACCGAGCCTTTTGAATTTTTTGATAAATATACAGTTTATGTTGATTTAAATAAACATAGAGATGTGGTTGCTAATATTTTTAATCTGGGTGAAATAATAAAAAAAATTGCAACAAACTATAATATCAATGTTACATTGACCAATCTGAATTCTATAATTAAAACATATGGTTTTTAAAACTATTTACCGTATATAAAATTCTAAGAAAAATTATGATTTTACTTAGTTTTTATTTCTTGTTTCATCCTATCACTACTTTTTAGGTTGCTTTAGCAACGGTCATCCATAGTTGGATAGTCCACAAGCGTAAATTCGGCAGTACGGCTACCTATTATTCTTTCACCTTCTAAAAGAATATTCATTGCGGCATTCAAATCCCTATCATGATGCTCTCCACATATGGAGCAAGTCCATTCTCGCTCAGCAAGCGTTAAGTTCTTATAAACATAGCCACAAACCGAACAAGTCTTACTTGATGGATAAAACCTATCAATAAACACAACTTGCTTGTCATTTACAAATGCCTTATTAACTAAGGTTTCCTTGAACTTGTAGAAACCAACTTCTTGGATTGCTTTCGCAAGATGATGATTTCTTA